AAGATATTTAGAATATTTAAGATATTTAAAATATAATATATATAATATATAATGTTTAATACGTTATATCATAAAAATCCTAAATTTCAAAAAAATCCTAAATTTCAAGAAAATCATAAATTTACGCATGATGGTGTATATTATAATATACAGTACACTGTTAAAAGAGTAATAAAACCTAATATAGGTGGTTATATTATATCATTTATTCCCGACCCAACCCCTCGCACGGACGTTGAAATTCAAGCAGGGAGGAGGACTGGGAGGAAACTACAAACTGAGGATTTTTTTGAGGATGAACAAGATACGTTAGGAAAATATTTCGACCAAGAACCTGGAGGTGATGTTGTACTTACTATTGATATCAATGACAAGATAACATCAGTTGCCCAACGCGAAAAAAACACTACTAAGGAAGACATTATTAAAGAAGGAAAAATACCAGGTTGGCTTTCTGAAAAAATACTTCCTGAATCATTTACACGTTATCTGGCATTTATGGATGAATACCCTGGTCTGTTTTCAACATTTAAAGAATCAGAGTTGCTTAATTTTCCAGTTGTTTCGTCGACCTCGCCTCTCCCAGCTGTGGTTGGTGGGTTAGCCACCGCGCACCCATCTGGTTATCGCAATAAAACAAAACGAGGTCGCAGAAAATCTAGACACCTGCGCCATAAGAAATCAACTCGCCGTCGTCGTCGTAAATATTAATAAACTTTTGTAAAATAATGTAAAAAAGAAAAAACTTACCATTTAGTTTTCCGCACATTAATTTTTGGACCTTTTTTCTTGTCTCTTATGTTTGGGTCATACATTTCTTCTTCATTATCAGAGTCTAAATTTTTACTAATTTCCCAAAACTCTTTTGACCCTAATTTAAATGTTTTATGATGATCTGCTTTATACCAAAAAATTTGGTCATGCAACTTATTTGATTTAGCATTATTGTTAATTACCAAACATTCATAATTTTCAGTGCATTGATCCATTACTTGGCAAAAACTCTCAAATGTAGGAAACATACCAGCATAATTCTCATATATACGCCGTCTATTTGCTATGTATGGCTCGCGCAATATAAAAACGTAATCAATATTTGTGCGCAAATTGGGGGGAATACCTAAAGGATATTGCATAGTGATGACCAACATGATCTTCCAATGACGCCCATTCATAAATAACAATCTCATCATTTTATCTTTAGTCCAAGTTGCATCAAACAAACAGTCATCCAAAATCACAAATGCCCGAGGGTCTATATTAGATTTTTTATATACCTCTACTTCTTTTCTTATTTGTTTCATGACTGTTTTTTGCCGCTTTAAAATATTTTCAACAATAGCTGTATTATATTCATCGTGAATAAATAGTTTAGGAACATGTTCGGCATAAAATCCGTTTCCTGCTTCTGTTCCACTAATAACGGTTCCAATTGGAATATCTTGATGATAATAAAGCAAATCGCGCACCAAATAAGATTTACCTGTATCGCGCCGCCCTATTAACACTATAACTGGTCCTTTATTTTCGTCTGGCCTAAAACTAATGGATTTTATATCAAACTTTTTCAATTCTAATGTCATTGCTAACTACTTATTTAATAAGTATATTAAATATAATTATATTTAAACGTAATACAGCTATTTAAACACTTTATATTTAAATACATTATATTAAACTATTGTGTTATATATTTAAAAAATTATTATAATTAATAAATTAAATGGAGTTAAACTATAGAAAAAATAATAACAAGGAGCTTTTTGAGGCAATTAACAAAGAAGAGTTTTTTGATTTAGAAAAAACTCAAAATTATATTCCATTATACGAACACTATTTTAATTTAAATAGCACTAATTATAATTCCATTAATTTAAATAATAAATTACAACTAGAATCTATTTTGGAAAAAGAGAGCTATAATAAATTTGTAGGAACAGTTATAGATAATAGCAATAATAAATATACTAAAAAAATTTATGTGAAATTTAGCCCATTAGTCGACCCAGTCAAATATATGCTTGGTAAATACGATAATAGTTACAATATATTAGAATTACCCAAATTTAGTGATACAACTAATTCATGTACCACTAATGTAGACTATAATAGTCAATATAAAAAACTTGCTGACCCAAATAATTCAGCATATATTGATGGATTTTTTTCCTTTTTATCAAGTTGTCTACTAAATGACTATAATTTTTATAATGGAATAAATTATTATGGTGGTTTTTTAGGAATAAAAAACAAATATAAATTGGATGTATCGGAAGATATAGAATATTTAGCCGAATCAGATCATTTTCATAGTCATCGAAATAGTCTCTTCTTTTTAGAAGAAAATGACAAAGTCAATTATTTTTTCAACAATACAAAAAAAAATAAAAAAACATTATTATTAAATATTAGTACTCCATTATCAATTGAAGAATTGGATTTATGTATTATTTCTAATGAGCAACCTATTTGTAAAAATGATGTTACATGCACTAATGAAACAATCACTAATGAAACAATCACTAATGAAACAATCACTAATGAAACAAGCATTAATGAATTAACAAATTATGGGGACACAATAACTAATAGCAATATTAGTCCTACTAATAGCTGTAGTTTAACATATGAAAATCTTAATATTATAGAAAAACTGTCTCATAAATCAAGTATTATTAATACAAGTGCTAATGAAACAAGTGCTAATGAAACAAGTAAGTCTGGACTAACGTGTTCTTCGCGTTCATCTAATACAGGGTCTTCAAATGCTAGCAATAGAACAAGTTCAACAAATAGCAATAACACAAATAGTGACTATGAAAGTGGTAGCGGAACAGATAGTTCAGATTCAAATTCACTATGTGACAACATTAATTGTACTATTTCAAAATTTCCAGTAAAAATGATTGTATTAGAATGTTGTGAAGACACATTAGATTCATATATTTTAAGTAAAAAAATAAGTGACGATGAATGGGAGTCAATTGTGTTACAAATTTTATTTACACTAATAACATATCAAAAAGTATTTCACTTTACTCACAATGATTTACATACTAACAATATTGTATATGTGTTTACGGATAAAAAGTATTTATATTATAAATATAACAATATTCATTATAAAGTCCCGACATTTGGCAAAATATACAAAATAATAGACTTTGGTCGAGCAATTTACAAGTTTAAAAATAAGTTTATATGTAGTGATAGCTATTCAGAAGATGGCGATGCCAGCACGCAATATAATTGCGAGCCATATTTTAATGAAAATAAACCTCGTATAGACCCTAATTATAGTTTTGACTTATGTAGATTAGGGTGCAGTTTATTTGATTATTTTATTGAAGATTTAGACAACATTAAAAAAGTAAAGTCTTCTATTAAAAAAATTATAATAGAATGGGTATTTGATGATAAAAATAAAAATATATTGTATAAAAATGACGGGTCAGAGAGATATCCTGATTTTAAGCTGTATAAAATGATAGCGCGCACAGTTCATAAACATACACCGCAAAATGTGTTGAAAAATCCATTATTTGAAAAATATCAAATTGCTAAGAAAAAAATAAATAACACTAGTGCGCTTTTTAATATTGATAGCTTAGAACCAATGATATAAACAATATATAAACAATCAAGAATCTAGGTTGCCTTAGCTCATGCATTTACTAATATTATTAGCTAAACGAATTTTGGTATTTTTCAACAATCGTTTGCTATTAGCAATTTTTTCTGTTAATTTTTTTTCATATTTTTCATATAATTTTTGTTTGCTAGTTAAGTTAGCTTTACTTTCATTGCTATAAAATAAATCTAATAAACTTCTAATTTCTGTTAACTCACAAATCAATAATTCTAAATGAACTTGTTGATATAATTTTAATTCACTATTATTATATACTTTAATTTCATTTTTAGAAAAATTCATATTATTATTAGTATTAATAACAATAATAATAATAATAATAATAATTAAAACAATCAATTTTTTATAATATTTGTCGCGTTTCTTTAAGTCCTTTTTTTATAATATTTGTCGCGTTTCTTTAAGTCCTTTTTTTATAATAGTTGTCGCGTTTCTTTAAGTCCTTTTTTTATAATATTTGTCGCGTTTCTTTAAGTCCTTTTTTT